AAAAGTACGCTGTCCCCTCGGTGTCAGTCACCTCGCGCTCGGTGGTATTGCCCATTGCTCGATCTTGGTATTTTCTTGGCATAGATTCATTATAGCACTCGCAAACACGCTAGGTTCAAAATGTCAGCTGAACATCCTCTTTGGCTTCCAGCTGGATCACGACCATCACCAGGTCACGCCCGTTGTGCTGGAACGGCTCGGGAGCTGACGAAACCGGGAGCACACCTCCAAGAGCGGTACCGCCCAAGGTAGGGTCGTTATCAAACACGGTCACAATGTCTTCAATCGCGGTCTCAAGTTCGTTGGTGGTATCGATATCCTCGGCCCGAAACAGCACCATGATGTCAAAAGTGTACGTGCGCAGGATGTTGCGGTTGTCGAGCACCTCGCTCGATAGAGAGGGCGGCATGACAAACGCATGGGGGTAGCTTCCAACATCAGCGTTCAGTGGGTTACGCTTAATGTCGGTAATGGTTGCGCCGCCAAGGACAGTGGCGGTTACCAGGTCATCGAGGTTGGCTTTAATGGCGTTTTTGATTGATGAAATAGACATACTACTTGGCTAGCTTATCAATAATCCGCTGTGTGGCGGTTTGGAACAAACGTTCAACGTCTGGGGTGGCCGCCTTAGCAATCCGGTCCATAAAGGGATTAGGGCGAATTCCCCGCCGGGTGCCAAAGTACACAAACGGTGCATAGCGAACCGTGGGACCAATCGAGCCACGCAAGCCGCGGCGTTCAAACTTTCGACCAAACGCAAACGACTGCGCCAGCATACCCGTGCGCTGGGATCGAGGGGTCCGAAATTGAAAGTTTGGATCAATCGCTTGCTTCTCAACCGCAAAAACGGCCGCTGTGGTAGCTTCTGCTAGGTATTTGAGCGTGAGGTTAGGTGCTTCTCGAAACGCGCTCCGTAGGCGGTCTAGCCCCTCTATGCGCACGGTTACAGCAATGCTCATGGCTAGATGTTGTACCCCCGCCGGTAGTTGCGGATAATCGACTTCATTTCGTCCGTGAACATGGTCTGCCGCCAGGTCACGCTGCTCTCCTGGAAGCTCTCGGTGGTGCGGCCTTCCATGTCGCGCATCTTGAAAAGGTAGATCACGGCACGCTCACACACGTCTACCAGGTCAGCCGGGAGGTTAAAGTCAGCATCGCTTGTGGCCACGCTGCGCTTGTAGTCCACGGCCATGCTGGTGTTCGGCTCTCGCCCCACGGCCAGCGTGAAGGTGTTGGTGCCGGGCGTGAAGGTGATGTTGGCAGCGGCCTCGCGCACCCCATCGGCGTACACGATCACCTGGTCAGCGTTTTCGGGCAGGGTAAAGGTCTGATTGACACCGTTGACCGCTCCGGTCGGGACAATGTTAAAAAACCAAAAGTTGCTAATACCCAGGCTGTACCCAGAAAAGCCCCCGGTGTACGTCACCCGGACGTTAGACAATCCATAGGGCAGTTGGTAGCGAAAGCGCAGAATGCCAGAAAGAAAGTCCACATCGTAGTCGTCGATACTAATCAAAGTCCAGTTGGGCGTGCTGTTGCTCCCGGCTTTATACTCGACACGTTCCACCGTTTGGATCGGGGCATTTTTGGGGATCAGGATCGTGCGGCGGGTGCCGTAAATGTCAGACCCGTCATGCAGCTCATTGCTGTACGTGGCCTGGATAAAGCGCCGTCCGGTTATTTGCTGGATGTTGGCGGTAACAGCCAAAATCAAATTATCAATCAGGGTGTCAAAATCCGTGGTGGTTATTTTAAGCCGGTCTTTGACCCGTGCGCGGGTGGTGAGTGCATCGCCGTACATACTGTCATTGTATCACGCCAGCTCCCCACCGAAGTGGGGAGCTGAGTGAGACAACGAAGCTTAGTCTTGGTTGACCGGACCAACAATGTTGCCTCCGAGTAGAAATTCTACTGCAAAGGTAAAGTTGGGCGAGGTACCACCAAGCGTTGCTACCGGCCGAATGAATCGGCGGCGAGCGACGTTTAGCTCGGCCAGACGGCGTACCTGACTCTGGTTGGCAGCGGTCACCGTAGTGAACGCAGCACCGGGAATCGCAGTCCAGCCAGTCACACCATCGTCAGACTCTTCAAAGCTAACGGCAAGCGTCGGTGAAGTACCGGTCACTGCTCCTACCTCAAGAACCACCATGCCATCGTCAAAGCCGAGGGTGTCAATGGCAGCTCCGTTGGTCGTAGCGGTTACCGCTGCTGGGCGGAAACCGAACACCGCGCGGACGTTATCATACAATTTACGCATAATTTTCTTACTATGACTATTAACTTCCTACCTCATCGGTAGCACCTTGCAGATGCAGGGTGATCCGCTCGATAAGGTCAGCCTTGGAGCCGCCAGTTGAGAGACCAAGCTCTCCGGCTTTCGCCACGAGCTGATCCTTCGTCATGTCGGCTACGGCTACCTCTGCCTCCGGCGTTGGTTCGGGCTCGGGGGTTTCCCCGGCAGCCACAACCAAATCGGCTACGTTGGCGAACTCTTCAGGCGTCAGCGGGATTTCTACCCCAGCCTCGACGCGCTCGCCACGCCACGAAATAGGCAACAAAGTCTTATAAAGCATAGCGCTATAAGCTTAGGTGCTATTAAGAGGCAGCGGTGCGGATAACGACAGCAGCAGCAGGAAGCGCAGGGGTAATCGCAAAGCGCTTGCTGACACGGTACGCGGTCTGGTTGGCAGCGAAGAGGTTTACGCCGTTAACCGTTGCGTCAGTTGACTTGGCAATCTCCATTGGACCGCGATCACCAACAGCGAGCGCAGCGCGGAGGTTACCAAATACCGCAAAGCGGGTTGATACAGCCGTAGCTGAGAGGGCTGGTAGTACGTCAGTGGTGAACACAGGGTACCCAAGAATCTCACCTGATGGCTGGAGGCCATTCTGGCGACGCTGGGTAGCGAGGTTGCTCTGGCCGTACTCAAACACACCCGAGGTTGAACGTGCGCGGAGCGCTGCCCATACTGTGCGGTGCATGTAGAAAGCGGCGTCATTGAGCACTGAGGTGTCGAGTGCACCGATGGCGGCTGATGCCTCTGGAAGCGTGAGCTCGTCGAAGCGATCGTTACCGGTTGCCATGGTGTACAAGGTTGCACCTGAGGCGGCATTGAGAATACCGACAAATGGTGAACCAGCGAAGGTGCCACCCATGAAGCCTTCGCGATCCATACGGAAGGACATACCCTCAGCAATGAGCGACATGATCCAGTCCACTACATTCACGTTGGCGTCAGCCAAGAGGATGTTCGAGAAGCGGAAGATTGAAAACCAAAACTTGGCCTGCAAACGAGCAATGCCAATGTCGTTCTGGGTACCGCCGCCTTCCTGGTTTTGGCCCAAGAATCCACCTTGCATCACTGCGCCGGTGTAGATTGGGAGTTCCATCTCGTCGGTTCCCATTGGGAAAATGCGAGCGTCGCGAGCTACCAAACCTACGGTAGCGGCGATCCGCATGATCTCGCTGGACACCTCGGATGGTACCAAGTAGCCACCAGTTTGATCAGCACTTGAGAGGTACACCGTCTTCTCGCCGTTGGCGATGCGTCGAATATCCTCACCAAGCATCTTCTTTTGCTCGACCGAAAGGCCAGTACCATCGATCACCTCACGGGCGCGAGCGGTAGCGACTGCCTCAGCAATCTTTTCCGCAAACAAGGGACCGGTGAGGTCTTCGAGGTGCTTTTTGATACTTTCGTCGACCTTAGTAAAAAGCTCCTTCTTAAGGTTTTCGTCCATACTATTAAGTTGGAAGTAAAGTGACCGCTGAATTAGCGGCGAGCGGTGATCTGGCGAAGCTCAGCTAATACCTCACCAAAGGTGGTATCGAGCAATTGGAGGGTGCGCTTTTGCTCCTGAAACAGGCGCAGTGAGCGTTCCTCGGGTGTCTCGTCACCTGGCTCGTCGTCGGTACGCTCCGGCTCCTCGGTATCGAGTGCCTCTAACGCAGCGATGGCGGCTTTGAGGTGGGTCAGGGCTGGTTCAACGTGCTTGCGGGTAAGCGCGCGCTCCGCAGGCGCTTCCTCGGGCTCGTCGTCCTCATCCTCACTTTCGTCACTTTCTGGCGCAGGGTCAGCCGGTACTTGTTCAGTTGGCTCGGTAGTCTTGATGGTCATAAAACCTTTGGTGACTAGCTCGTCGAGCGACAGGCCCTTTTCCAGGGCAAGGGTAAGGGCGTAGGGGTTCGCTGGAACCGAGACAAAGCTCCACTCAATGAGCTCGGCCTTTGTGATGACGTTGCCGTTGCGCTCTTTTTCGAGCAGACCTACCGACGAAGCAAACAGGAAGCCAAAGTCGTACAGCTTCCGAAGCTCTTGGCCTTTTTCAGTAGGAGCAAAGCGGCCGTATGCAATCAGTTTGCCTTCCTCTTTTACCAAACGATCAGTCACGCCAACCGGACCACCGAAGTGATTGTGTCCCCAAAGTACCACGGGGTTCTTCATGTAGTGATCGAGCTCCCAGCCGTCGAGAGAGATTACTTCGTCATAGCGGTCGAGATCAGCGGTGGTAATAACCATGCGGAAAGTACCGGTGTCGGCGTCAGTGGCCGCTTTGGTGTTGTCAATAAACTGCTTGACCTCATCACTGGTCATCCAGGTGCTAACGACGGCGGCTAGATCGGTGGTAAGTTTCTTCATACTAAAATTATAACAGGTGATTTCCCCTACTCGCTAATACTAATATCCTCCGGCCGCACAAAGCACCGACAGTTGGTGTGCAACGGTGGCACATCAATCGTTCGGTAGTCAGTGACCATGGTGCCACCGTCGCGACCGGTCACCTCCTCACCCTTTTTGAAGAAGCGGCCGTCGACGGCGATGGTCTTCCCATTCATGGGACCACAAAACTCGCACACACGCTCATCCTCAGCGGTGTACCAGCGCATGGTCTTCACCACGCCACTTTGCTGGTAGGCTAGCTGGTTAGCTTTGTTGGCGATATAAAAGCTCTCGGTTTGCGCTACTATGCTCGCCCGTACGGTGCTGCTAAATTCGTACACCGTCCGCACTCGCTTCACGAGCTGCGCCAGGCTGTCACCCGCCTCAATGCCTTCATTGAGCTGCTTCTTAAGCAGATTGGCCGTGGTGTTGTTGTATGACTTGGCTAGGCGGCGAGCGGCTCTCCCCACCACGTTGCGCACAAGCTCGCTGCCAGTTGCAAAGCTGCCTGCAAAACTCTGCGCCTCCCATTCAGCAAGGGCTTGCTCAGTGAGGATCGCCCCTAGCAGGGGGGTGACCACATCCACCATAAGCTGCACCTCGCTGGTCGTGTCCCACAGGTCGCTTTTGGCAACGGCCTTATTGTCGCTGCCTTCGATGGCTTTCACGATGGTCGTGAGGCGTTCCAGGACGCGCCGTTCCTGCCCGTCGTTCCATTCTCGAACGGCCTGCTCGAAGCGGTTGGCTCCCTGGTTGATGCGCCCGACAAACTCCTTGTGGGCGGCAGCGTCGAGCTCGTCCTGGGTGGGTGCTTCCTCTGCCACCGCATTGGCGATGTCCTCAACCAGGCGCTCGATCGATCGCTCTTGCCTGTCGATAGACCGTACACGGGCTGAAACTGCCCGCTGGCGGGCTTTAGCAGGGGGAGGTGTGTCTTTCGGTGGGTCGGTGGGTTCGCCTTCGTCTGGGGCGGCCTGGGGCGTTCCCAGGGGCACCTGCAGCGGCGAAGCGTACACCACATCGCCACCAAGCACGGGTGGAAGACCCTTTCCTGCGCGGATTTCGTTTACCGTCATGTACGGCTGACGATTGAGCGCGATCTCACGCTCCTTAAGCTCCATCTCCATGTTGATCGGCACAAACTCGTCATAGGCAAAGTAGGTTTTGCCACCTGGCTCAATGAGTGGCGCTACCTTTACATTCAAAAACTCGATCAGGTCATCTACCACCGGCTTCACGGTGTACCGGGCAAAGACGTACTCAGCTGCCTCGGCGGTGGCACGGTTGACGTCGGTGCTCAGCCCTACCAGCGTTTTAGGTACACCAAAAGCAGCCAGAATCTTATCCCGGTAGCGATCCTCAGTCGCACCCATCTCCATGTCCGACATTTTCACCATGGCGGGTGTGTACTTGGCACCCTTGGGCAGCACGCCGATCTTGTGGGCTTTCTCGACGCCCACGTGGTCGTTAACCAACCCGGCTTTGATGATATTAATACGTTCCTGGCTGTCATC